GAAATGCTGCTGAACAGCAAGCCGAGCAAAGATATTGAGGAAAAATTGAGAAAAATGGTGCCTGGAATCGACGCGAAAGATGTAACGTATAAAACCGCTATGGTTTTCGGGCAGATAAACGCGGCCGCAAAGGGGAATACATTTGCGTTTCAGCAAATCCAAAAAACTATAGGCGAAGAGCCAAAAGGCGACCCGACAAAAGAAGATAAGATTGACGAGCTGTTTACGAAATTAGAGGGTAAGTTTAAAAAATGAATATTGACGCCCTTTATACACCTAAGCAGCAGGAAGTTTTAAAATTTTATTTTAATAATGATTTTTTTATGCTTTTTCTGCACGGGGCAAAGCGTGCCGGCAAAACAATTTTAGATATTGATTTATTTTTAAACGAGCTGCGAAACGTGCGCAAACGTGCCGCAATGCAGAATACAACGCGGCCGCAGTATATCTTGGCTGGTTCTTCAATCGGGTCAATCCAGCGTAACGTTATAAATGAAATCGAAAACCGTTTCGGGCTTTCAATCCGCTTAAGCAAATTCAATACGTTTACTTTGTTCGGGGTTCAGGTTTGCTGCTTCGGCCATGATGATATTGGCTGTTTGTCGGTAATTCGCGGTATGACTTCTTGGGGGGCTTTCATAAACGAGGCAACAATGGCAAATCGGGAAGTATTTGACGAGATTATTTCCCGATGTTCTGGCCCAGGCGCGCGCATTTTATCAGATACAAACCCGGCTGACCCGCTCCATTGGCTAAAATGCGATTATATCGATAAGGCAGACGGAAAATACATTGCGGCCTATCATTTCAAGCTTGACGATAATACTTTCCTTGATTCGAAGTATGTTGAAAATATCAAGAAAACCACGCCTACCGGTATGTTTTACGACCGCAATATTTTGGGCTTGTGGGTAACGCCCGAGGGTGTCGTTTATAAAGACTTTGACGCAAAGCAGCATATTGTTGATAATTTGCAAGGCATAAGCTTTGACAAGTTTTTTGCTGGCGTTGACTGGGGATACGAACATTTTGGATCAATCGTTGTCTTCGGCCAAGCCGGAAATGATTTTTATTTAATTTTAGAAATTGCTGCGCAGCACGAAGATGTTGATTCCTTTTGGCTGCCTAAGGCGAAGAAAATCGTTGAAATCTTTGGTAATATAGTTTTTTACTGCGATTCCGCCCGCCCCGAGTATGTTCAGAAGTTCCAAAATGCTGGATTGCTGGCCGCTAATGCGAATAAGAATGTTTTAGAGGGAATAAGCGACGTTGCGCGCCTGATTAAAAGTAAACATTTCTTCGCATACAGAAAGGGGCTTGTCAATTTCGAAAAAGAGATATATTCGTATGTATGGGACGAGAAGAAAGACGAGCCGATTAAAAAAAATGATGATACATTGGACGCGGTTCGCTATGCTATACACTCGGAAATTTGCGACATTGACAAGATTATTTCAATCGAGGGGCTAAATTTATGATAATTTCGGAAAACACAGATTTAACGGCTGGGAATGTTCAAGACTGGATTGCAACCTTTAAAAATGCGCCGGAGCAGCAGCCACGCTTGCGGAAATTAGGGCAGTATTACGATAATAAAAATTCTATCGTTAAAAAAGGCGCGGCCAAAAACCGCCCGAATTATAGCATACACATCGGCGTTGCCTCGTATATTACCGACGTACAGACGGGGTATTTTTTGGGCCGAGGGATAGAGTATGACTGGAAAGAAAAAGTTAATGCTGACGGAAATATAACCGAGCCGAACGAGTTTAAGGACACATTAACCGAAATTTTTGCGAATAACTTTGAGCCAGAAGAAAACTACGCGATTGCTAACGATATGTCTTGCTACGGCATAGCGTTTGAAGTCGTGATGATTGATGACGCAATATCGTCTCCTGATATTAAGAAAAAATTAAGATTTACAAAATTAGACCCGGAAGAAACATTTTTGGTTACAGACAATAGCGTTCTGCATAGACCGGTTTGCGTAATCAATATGTATCCTAGTGCTGAAATTCGGGGCGTTATCAGGTGGAAAGGCTATGTTTACAGCAAAGATCAAATCATTCCGTTTGACCTTAACGGGGCAGCCGTTGAACTCAAAGAGCCGATAGACCACCAGTTTAAAGACATACCGGTTGTTATTTTCAAAAATAATTATGATGAAATCGGCGATTATGAGCCAGTTCAGGATCAGCTTGACGCTTTGGCCTTGACTTTTTCGAATGAAACTGACGACCTGCAAAGTATTGCCAACGCTATTTTGGCAATTTACGGGGCAATGGCAACCGATGAAAAAGAGATTGACGCAATAAATAAAAACAAGGTTGCAAAGCTGCCTACTGACGCAAAAATGGAATTTGTCGTTAAAAACGTTAATATTGACGCCGTAAAACATCATATTGACCAAAACTTAGATCTGATTTACCAAATTTCAAAAACGCCCGATTTAACCGATGATAAATTCAGCGGCCAGCAATCCGGTGTTGCTATGCAGTATAAACTTTGGGGAATCGAACAGTGTCGCGTAACAAAGGCTCGTTATTTCCGGCGCGCGCTCTATCAACGTATAAAATTGCTCTTGCAGATTATTTCGTTGGCGGAAAATAGAACGATTTACGATATTTCGCAAAAAATTGACTTCATTTTTTATAAAAACCTGCCGCAAAACGAAATGGACATTATTGACGCAGCCTATAAATTGCAGGGGCTTGTTTCAACGCGTACTTTGTTGGAGCAGATTCCGTTTGTTAATGATGTGGATTTGGAAATTGAAGAGCTGGCAAAGGAAAAAGAGGCAGAGGCGGCCGCCTTTGCTGCATATAATGAAACCCCGGAAAATTCTGACGAGGCCGAATAATGGGATACTGGCAGGAACGAGCGCGGGAAAGCCGGGAGCAGCTTGACAAGATTGAAAAAAGCTCGTTTCTGCGCCTGAATAGCTTGTTAAACTCAAGTATAAAAGAAATCAATAAACAGATTGATGATTTTGACCTTGAAAATATTGACGAGCGTTTAACCAGCCGGCAGCGCACTGTTTTGTTAAATCGGTTAAAAAAAACTTCTGAATATGAAACCCGCGACGAATATTTAAAACGGCTCTATCGGGAAGACGCAAAACTTTATCAAATTGACCGGTTGCAGCAATTACGCGCGGATCTGCAAATAAAATTATCTGATATGACGCGGCAGCAAAGCCTTGAATTGGACGAAACGTTGTATCAATCAGGAAAAATCGGCTATAATGTTTTTAAAAAGGCGGCAGAGCAAAAATATAAAATCACTATGCACGCTATATCACGGGCCACAATTAAAGCCTTAGCAAATCAGACTTGGACGGGCTCAATGAATTGGTCGGAGCGGATTTGGAAAGATAGAGCTGCGCTCGGGGTTGCTCTTGATAAGATTTTAAAACGCGATATAATTCAAGGGCGCCCTCTTGATAAAACGGCCCGTGAGATTAAAAATAAATTTCAGACTTCAACATATAACGCAATGCGGCTTGTTCGAACTGAATCAACTCACACCCACGAGCAGGCAGCAAAAGAATTTTACAAAGAAACGGATTGTAGCGAATACGAATTTTTGGCGCATTTAGACGACCGCACATCTGCAATTTGCACCGAGGAAAACGGAACAATCCATAAAATCAAAGACGCCGTTGTTGGGGTGAATTATCCGCCTATGCACCCGAACTGTCGCTCTACGACGGCCCCCGTAATAAATATTAAAGCCCTTTATCGTAAATATGGGCTTGACTAAAAATTTTTTTTAACGCAACATAAGGGCAGCTGACGAGCGTAAACGGAAATTATAGGGGGTTTTTTTATGACTGATGAAAACGTAAACCAGAACAATAGCGGAAACGAGAATGCAGGCGCAGACGGAAACGAAAACGCCAAAATTGAATTTACCGCAGAACAGCAAAAAAAAATTGACGAGCTTATTTCACTGCGATTAAAGGCTGTTAATGATAAGCACGCAAAAGAATTGCAGGAGCTGAACAGCAAACACAAGCTTGATCTTGACGAAGTTGAAAAAAAGGCGAAGATGACCGCGGAGCAGCTGAAACAACACGAAGAGGACAAGCTCAAGGCAGAGCTGGAAAGCCTGAAAAAGGAAAAACAGGAGCGCGAACATACTGACGCAATCGATAAGCTTTTTAAGGAAAGCGGAATCAATGCTAAAATTTCGCAAAAACTGTTTGCCGGTATGGAGTTGTCAATTGCCAAGGCTGAAATGCAGAATTTTAAAAAGGCTTTCGATGAAGCTGTTTTGGAAGAGGTTAACAAACGCATAAATGCCCACACACCCAAAGGCGGATCGAATATCGAAAAAACGGGCGATGATAATAACCCGTTTATTCAGACACGTAATCGATTCAATTTTCAACCCAAAAAATAAGGATTTTTTAAAATGGCACATACGATGAATTATGCTGAAAAGTATTCAGGCCAGATTTTAGAGGCCATTCAGCAGGGGGCGCTTACATCTCCGTTTATTGAAAGTAATGTACAGTGGCTCGGAGCAAAAACGTTTCACTTTACACAGATGAATACATCCGGCTATAAAAACCATAGTCGACAGGGCGGCTGGAATAAAGGAACAATCACCCAGAAAGACCACGAATTTACGGTTGAACACGACCGCGATATTTCGTTTTTGGTAGACGCTGCTGATGTTGACGAAACCGCGCAGACCGCCGCAATGATGAACGTTACACGTTCGTTTGTAAACGACAATCAGATTCCGGAAATTGACGCATATACGTTTTCTAAAATTGCGTCGGCTGCGGCGACTGCTGGCTTGAGCGAAGAGGCTGATTTGTCTACTTGGACGGCTGCAAACGTTTATACTAAACTTGTAGGACTTTTGGGCAAAACAAATCTGAAACTTTACCGCCAGCGCGGAACGGTTGTCGGTTATGTTCGCACCGAAATTATGGACTTAATCGCGCAGTCAACGGAATTGTCTAAAACGGTTGAAATCGTTAATCTTTCCGGCCCGATGTCTATTGAAACCCGCGTTGCAAAACTTAACGGCGTTCCGCTTATCGAAGTTCTGGCAACTGATCGTTTCTACGATAGTTTTAGCTTTACCGAGGGCTTTGCACCTGTAGCCAGCACTTCAAAGGCAATTAACGTTTTGTTTGCGGCTTTGGATATGGTACACACCGTGCCGAAGATTAGCTCCATCTATTATTTCGCTCGTGGTTCGCATACCGAGGGTGATGGCGATCTGTATCAAAATCGTTCGTTATGGGATACGTTTATTTTCCCGAACGGCTTGACCGGAAAGGTTGACAGCGTATTTGTATCTAAAGACGCTACGGCGTACAGTGCAGACTAAGCGTAAATTTTTAAATGAAAGGGCTTAAAATGGTAGTAATGAGAAGACTGAATAAAATCGTAACGGTTGAAGATAAAGACCGTGGAATTTATGAAAGTAAAGGCTATGCAGTTGTAAAGCCTGCACGAGCAAAAAAGCAGGAATCGGGCAACGGTGGCAGCTCTCAAACTGCCGGAGCCTCCGCAAATAATCAGAATGCCAAACCAGAGAACGACCCTGAAAAGCAGGAATCGGGCAACGGTGGGGATAATGCAAAGAAAAATCTTGAAAAAGACATTGAAAAGATTTTAAATTGATTTTGCATAAAAACGGTTACTGATTATTTTTTCATATTCTCCGCTGTATGTTTATTATTATAATTACCTGAAGTTCATTAAGTCTCGGACGGCAGTTTTTAGCTGCCGTCTTTTTTTGTATTGTCTTTTTTTTTATTCTGCATAAAATAAGGGCAAGAGGTTTTTAAATGGTTACAGAAGAACAGCGAGAGAGAATAAAAGGTTACGTCAAAATCTTAAATGCTATTGACGAACTTTCAGAAACTCAAGATTTTGAAGTTGATGTTGTAATTGATGAATGTTTGGCATATTGCAACCGCGACGATATACCGCTTTGTATGGAGCGGGTTGTTGCCCGTATTGCTGCAAATTATCTTGAAAACGGGTTAAATGCGCAAAAGGTTACGAGCTACAAGGAATTGGATATGTCCATTACTTATTCAGCCTCGGACAATGCCTTTGATGAAAAAAATCTTTTGCAGCGTTGGCGTAAAATTTTAGGAGTAGAGGAATCGAAAGAAAATGACACCACGAATATTTTGGAATGATACCGCCGCAGTATATAGGCAGCAGGTTGTTGCAGGGAATAGCGGCTACAGCAAGAACGAATTGACCGAGGTTTATACCGGTATAAAATGCCATTTGGCCGTTAATAATAGGCTACATCAAATTTATATCAAAGAGCAGGCGACGGCTGTAAATAAAGATTTTGTTTTGTTTTATTCGCCCCGATACCGTTTGCAGATTAACGATAAAATCATTATTAAAACGGCTGCCGGCGAAAATTTAGAGCTTTATGCAGGACAAACCAAAATTTACACAATGACCGCTCAAACACAATGCTCGTTTGAGCCTATCGCGGAGGCTACACGTGAAGTTTAAGGACGCAAAAAAGGTTTATTTGGAAAGAAAAAGCGCAGTATCGGCTATTTTTGAAGATGTGGGCGATACTGCGGCTAAAACCTTTGTGGCCGAGGCTAAAAAAGAAACATCTGCGCAGAATCTCGTTAAAACCGGAAACTATCGGCGGAGCTGGACGGCAGAAGTTGAAAAATCCGGTTTGGACACGTCTGTTAAATGTATAAACGAGGCCGAATATGCGAGCCATTTGGAACATGGACACCGCATTGTTACCAGGACAGGCAGAGATACCGGAAAGAAAACGCGGGGGCGGTTTGTTGGCTTAATCAGTATTAAAAAGACACAATCCAAAATAAAGCCTGTTATGACTGATTTATTACGGGGGGTTATAAAGTGAGTGATCCGGTAGAACTTGCACAAGCAATTAGTCGTACTCTTGGAAATTTGCGTTTTCAGGAAAAAGACGTTAAAATATTTTTCGGCCGCGTTCGTTCGGTTGAATATCCGTTTATGGTGGTGTATTTCCCGCTTTTTACGAGCAGCACAGCAGACCAAAACTTTTATGCAGATATACACGCCGAAATTGTAATTGAATTTGCGTACGCCGCGGAAACCGACGATTTGGAGCTTTACGAGTTCGCCGATTCAATCATAGAGCCGTTAAAAAAAGGCTTGCAGTATAAACGGCGTGAAAAAAGCTATATTATTACGCCGAATGATGATTTTGAACATCGGATTGTTGACGGTTATTTGCAAATTTCATTTTCCGCGAATTACCAAGTTGACACTGTCGATAAAATTGCGTACGATAACGCTGAAAAAATGGGAACCTTGGATTTAACTTTTGAAAGTGAGGATTGAAATGGCAGGACAAGGACAGCCGAGTTTCGTCATTGAATTTCACAGAAAAGCCGTTACAGCAATCACCCGCTCCCAGCAGGGAATTGCCGCGCTTGTTCTGAATGATGAAACGCTATCGGAAAATGTTAAAACTTATGCGACATTTTCCGACGTAAAGACTGATGAAGTTGACGCTAAAACTTATAAACTTTTGCAGATGTGCTTTTTGGGCAGTCCGTATAAAGTAATCCTGATTAAACAGCAGGAAGAAATTGCGGACACTGTAGCATTGCTTAAAAAGTTGCGGTTTAATTATCTGGCTATGCCTGCGGCTGACGCTGCCGGTATGACAGCAATTCAGGATTATCTAGAAAAAGCCCGGAAAAGTCTTGACGCGTTCGGAAAGGCTATTTTTTACAAGCCGTCTACCGAGGCAGACAGCCAGCGCATTATTGAACTTGACGGCTGCGAAAATCTTAAATTGAACTTTACCGGCACAGAAGAATCTTATACAGGCGCAGAATATACCTGCCGTATTGCGGGCATTTTGGCGGGCTTGTCTGATACGATTTCGGCAACTTATACCAAGCTTGATGAAATCGTGTCTTGCGATATTTTGGAAGATCCGGACGCTGCAGCCGACGCAGGGCATTTAATTCCGCTGTTTAAAAATGGCGAGTATAAGCTCGGCCGCGCAGTTAACAGCTTGACGACATTGACCGACGGCGTAACGGCTGATTTTCAGAAAATCCGCATTGTTTCAACTCTTGACCTTATAGCCGAGGATATTGTAACAACTTTCCGCGATAGCTATGTTGGCAAATATGTTAACGATTATGCGAATAAAGTTCGTTTTTGCGGGGCAATCAATTCTTATTTGCAGGGCTTGACGCCGGAACTGCTTGACGAGAATATGACTAATAAAGTGTCCGTTTCGTACGACAAAAATAAGGCATATCTTGAGGGGCAGGGCATAAGCACGGCAGATATGACAACACAGCAGGTTTTACAGTATAACACCGGTTCGTATGTAGGGCTTGACGGCTCTTGTGCGCCTACTGATGTTATGGAAGACCTTGACCTTGACTTTAATTTATTTGAGGAGGCTTAAACTATGGCAGGAGAACGCGCGCCGCTGGTCGGCACTTGGGGCAAGGTTTGGCTTGACGGGGAAGAGGTTGCAAAATTCTCTTCAATTACCGCCAGTGTCCAAAATAACTATGCAGAATATTACGAGGGGCTTGACCTGAAACGTACCAAAGTTTCACATCAAGGCACAGGAACAGCAACCATTCAAGAGGTTTATTCGACTTGCGCCAGTATTTTACAAAAATACCTGGCTAAAGGTGAAGAGCCGCATTTCGTAATTGAAACGAACTTGAAAGACCCGGGAGCTGCAAACGGCCAGCAAGAGGGCTATACCATTAACGAGGTTTCTTTTGATGAAGTCCCGTTTTTGGCTATGACGAAAGGCGAAATCATCGAAAAGGATTTAAATTTTGCTTTCCCGCCGTCAAAAGTTCAGGTAAATGACCAAGTTTTTAACGAGGCTTAGTATGGATATTGAAAAATATTTAAAAGTGATTGAGGCCGAAAAAAACCGGCCAGAAGAAAAACATATCGTTCACATTAAAAGCCTTGATGAAGATATGGAGATCAGAACGTTAACGCATAGCGAGCGCCGCGACCTGATTTATTCCCAGCGAATTAAAAAGGTTACAATCGGCGATATGCTGACGCCTGAAATGATTAAAACCATTTATTCTTGTATGGACTTAAAAAAAATTGCAGTCCCGGCAAAAGAAAAAGGTTTAATCCAGTCTTATTATGATATTATCGAATACCTGTTTAAACCCGATGATATTGCAGATATTATTTTGAAAATTTACGAGATCAACGGAATGTCAACGCCTAAAAAAGACGATGACCCCGTGGACGAACTAAAAAACTGATTAAAACGGACGTCAATTTGTTTTTGGCGTCCTATTACCTTGAACGGGGGATTGACCCAAACAAGGTATTATCTTTAAAACCGGTTGAGCGCGATTTTTATTTGGCCAGCGCTTTGTTTTGGTGGGAGAAAAAAGGCAATGGCAACCTTTGAAGACGTTTTACGATTACGCGATGAAGTAAGCGGCAAGCTGGTTAAAATGGCTGCCGGTATGGATAACTTTGATAAGAAAACGAAAAAAACCTCGTTTTCTTTGGAAAAGTTCGGGAAAATTGCGAAAGATGTAGGACACTGGGGGCAAACGAGAATCGCGCTGCCGCTTATTGCAGCAGGCGGGGCAATGGTTAAGCTTGCTATGGATATGGAGAACACGCTTTCGGTTTTTGAAACGCTGCTCGGCAGTGCCGATAAAGCCCAAAAAATGGTATCCGATATTCAGAAGTTAGCAGCTGAAACCCCGCTTGAAACGAGAGGTTTAACCGATAATGCGAAATTACTCTTAAACTTCGGTTATAGTGCCGAAAAAATTATTCCTGCGCTGCGTATGCTTGGCGATTTAGCCGGCGGAAACAAACAAAGGTTTGACAGCTTAGCGTTGGCCTTTGCGCAGGTTCAAGCGTCCGGTAAATTGATGGGACAAGACCTTTTGCAAATGGTTAACGCCGGTTTTAACCCGCTTAAAATTATATCGGAACAAACCGGTATATCTATGTCGCGGTTAAAGAATAGAATGAGCAAGGGCAAAATCTCGTTCGAGCAGGTAGAACGGGCGATGATGAAAGCCACATCGGCAGGCGGAAAATTCTACGGTTTAATGGAAAAACAGAGTAAAACAGCGTCGGGCCGTTTATCAACTTTAATCGATAACGTCGAACTTCTTGGAATTAAGCTCGGAACAAAGCTATTGCCGCACGTTTCAAATATTATCGAAAAACTTATTGTCTTAGTCGATAAGTTCGATTCTTTGGACGATTCAACGCAAGATTATATTTTGACCGCCGGGGGAATTGCAATCGTCGCCCCGACCGTAGTCGGCGCGCTTGGCTCAATTGCAACGGCATTAACAGTTATTGAAAAACACCCGGTAATTTTCACGATAACTAAAATTGTGGCCGGGTTGACTGCTTTATATAAAATTGCTGAAAAGACCAGCGAAATTTTAACAAATATGTTTAACAGCGGTTCAGAGGGCAGAGGATTTTGGGAATCAATCGGCGGCGCTTGGTCGGGTGATTATGCCCCGAAAGAAATTAAACCGACCGTAAAACCTCTTATGCCAGGGGAAACAATCGAAGACCGGATTTTGTCAATCAAAGCCGATAAATTCGCTTATGGCCAAACAATTGAGGACAGATTTAAAGACGTTCAGGCCAAAGAGCCTATTGACAAGCAAGTACAGGGCTTTGTTAATCGAATTGCTGGCGCATTTTCGGATCAATCTCGTTATGGAAAAGATATTGCGAAAATATCAGCAATGCAGAGGCCAACGCAAAATACGACAAATAATACTACGAATATGACTAATAACTTTACTTTAAACGGCACAGTTCGAGAAGAGGCGGACATTGAAAAAATCGGGCAGAGCCTCACAAAACAATTACAAATGGCTTTCAGTAATACGGGGAGTTTCTAAAAATGGCTAAGCGTATGACAGTTTATTTTCACAATCAGACGCGGGGCGAAATTTTAACGCTGCCGATAAATCCGAATGAAATTGCGCTGCCTGCTGAAATGAATTTGACGCAGCATAATGTAATTGATTTCGGGGAAGTAGCAATAATCGGGGACCGTCGTTGCAAGACATTGACGATTAACAGCATTTTTTTAAATGATGACGCTTTGGCTAATACTGATACGACATATACGAATTTAATCACCGGAGCAATCAATAATATTATCACTCGGCAATCAGCGATAAGTAAAATTAAAACGTGGCAGGAAAAAAAAGACCTTATCCGTGTAGTCATTTCGGATTACTTTAACGAGTTGATGAAGATTCAGAGGTTCGAGCCGGTTGTTCGGGAAAGCTGCGAAATAATTTTTTATCAGCTGGACTTTATCGAACACCGCGACCCGACAACCAGCACGGCCGTTAATTCCGTTTTATCAATTCTTGCCAGCGGTTTAACTTCTCGTTCGTCCGTTCGTGCATTAGCTGATACGGTTTTGGCCAAATCAAGCGATGATTTATATTCAATTGCAACTAAATACACCGGCGATAGTGCGAACTGGACATCTATTGCGGAAAAGAACGGTTTGACTATTGACAGCGATATTGCCGGCCAGATTTTAAAACTATGAGGCGCGACGATGAGAATTTACCGGAACGGCAAGGAAATTTTAACAAAAACGTATATTCGTTGGGGCGGTGATTATCAGCAGGCAGCCCGTACGCTTTCGTTCGTATATCTACCTATGGAAGAAAGCACACGCGTAGGCGATAAAATAACGATGTATGACGATAACAATAATTTATTGTTTCAGGGTATGGCATACATAACGAATTATAACACCACGACTAAAAAATACGAAGTTGATTGTTATGATTTATTAAATAATTTATTGCGCAGCACTGCCTCGGGGCGCTATGTAGGAACAGCAACCCAGATATGCGCGCAAGTCTGCAATGTCTTCGGTTTGACAAGTTTAATTACGTTCGGCCACACAAACCAACAAATCATTGCTACCGGTGATTTAACATATTATGAAGTTTTGGCCAAATCGATACGGAAAGATTTAGACTTGCCGGTTTATAATATCCGCGCGCTCGGTTCAAACGTTTATTTAGACTTGCCTAGCGATATTTTAACCGTGGCTAATTTAAGCAGCGACACTAATATACGCGAGGCCGAGTATTCGGAAAATATTGAACAGATGATAAACCGCATTGTTATTGTTGATGACGAGGGTTCTGTTTTGACAACTAAAATGAATCAAGCTGATTTACAGAAATTCGGATTGTTTCAGGAAGTAGAAACGGAACGTTACACGGAAGACGACGTTTTAATTTTGCCGGAGCTGCACGGAGTTGATAAAACGGGGAGTATAATCATAAACGGCGATGTAAAATGTATCACCGGGAAAAACGTTTTAATTGCAGAGCCAAAAACGGGCTTTGTTGGTAAATTTTTTATTATCAACGACGAGCATACTTGGTTTGATAACGTCCACGAAACACGCTTGGGAGTTGCTTATAATGGCTAAAGGGGAACGCTGGGAAACCCAGCTGTATAAAATGATAACGGAGCAAAACCGGAAAATGCTTAAATCTAGGGCATTAGCCAACGTCGGCATTGTACGGAGCCTTAAACCGTTAACGGTACGTTTTCGCGAGATTGATTTTAGTATTGAAAACGACACCCTGTATTGTAATGAATTATTGCTTGATGAAAACGTAAACCTTGATGTTGATGGAGCTATGGCGGGACAACAAAACATTCAGGGAATGGCCCCGCAACCGTGGATTGCTCAAGGTTCGCCAAATGCAGACTATACCGCTACAATTTCCGGCACAATACCTGATTTCATCAAAGAATTTTATAATTACTTCAAACAATGGCATAATAGGTTTATTCTGCACGTTGGCGATTTAGTCGCGGTTCAGAAAATCGGAGAAAATAAAATAATCGTCTTGTCAAAAATATCAATGGTTGTTAAAACAGAGGGAGAGGGCACAAATGGCAACGAATGATTTTCCTTTTATTCCGCAAAATTTAACTATTGATGATAATATACAGCCGGATGTAGCAATAAGCGCCGACACGCTGCCTATTTTTGCCGAGTGGGCGTATGATTACGAAAAAAAGGAATTAAAGCTTAAAAATAAAATGCCCTATCTAGTTTTTAAAAATGACGCGCTGGAAATATGGATTTGGAAAGCATTACACCCGGAAACGGAGTTGTTTGCATATTTAGCCTACACGCCAGAATACGGAAACGAGTTTAATAATTTGATTGCGCGCTTTGTTAATTCAGATGTTCGAAAATCAGAACTGCAAAGAATTATCACCGAGGCGCTAATCTGTAACCCTTATATTTTAAGCGTTTCAGACTTTATTTTTAATCAAACCGGCAGCGTTATGAATATTCAGGCAACCGTAACGACTGTTTACGGCAAATTGACAACAACCTTGACACGGGAGCTTATGCAATGAGTTTAAAAGATGATTACGTTGCGGATATGAACGCACGGCTAAAACTTCAAGAAAATAAAACCGAGGGAACGTTCGGCCAAGATATTATCGGGGCCGTGGGTTATGAGTTTTCAGCTGTTCAAGAAACGCAGATTGACACTCTTTTGAATAGAGCTTTTGCAACGACCGCAACCGGCGACGACCTTGATTTATGCGGGGCAGATGTAGGGCTTGACCGTAAACAAGCGACGTATGCGACTGTTCCGGTTAGGGTTGAGGGGTATCCAAACCAAATGGTTGGGACCGATGTAAAAATTACATTTAGCAATCTTGTTTTTACCTGCACCGAAAATAAAAATATACCAGAAGAGGGGTTCGTTGACGTAACATTTAAATGCGATTCGCCCGGTGTAGACGGTAATGTTGACGAGGGGACCGTTTTTGATTTCGTAGGCAGCTATTACGGGCTGACTTCTGCGGTTGCTACCGGCGACGGCGCAGGCGGGACGGACAAGGAAAGCGACGACGATTATAGGGAAAGAATTTTGTTCAAAATTCGCTCCGAGGCAAGTTCAGGAAACAAAGCGCATTATCAATTATGGGCTGAAAGTGTTGACGGGGTCGGCAAAGCTATTATTTTGCCGCTGTGGAACGGAAACGGCACAGTCAAGGTGTTAATCTCTACCCCGGATAAAACTGACCCTACAGAAGAGCTTTTACAGCGCGTTTCCGATTATATCGAAGACAATGCGCCTATCGGGGCGACTGTAACAGTTGCAAGTGTTGATTATGTTGATGTTGATATTGTCGCGGATTGTGTAATTGATAGCAGCGGCAGCACAACAACCATTAAAGCAGAATTTACGGAATTATTGAAACAATATCTTGATACGGCAGATTTAACGGTGTCATACTTGCGAATGTCTGACTTGCTGTTTAACTGCCAAGGCGTCGAAGATGTTACAAATTACACTATGAACGGCGGCAAAGTGTCAATAAACCTTTCAGAAACTCAAGTTGCGCGAGCTGGTTCAATCACGATAAACGAGGCTTGATATGGAAATTAAGAGTAAATTACGCACAGATATTCCCCGCTTTGTCTATGAGATTAAGCAGCTGAAAGATATTATTGACGCTATACAGCCTGAACTTGACGAGCTGCACGAACAAATGTATCAAATGCGTTATGACGTTCATATAACTACAACCAAGTTAATATCTCGGTTCGAAGAGCTTTACGGAATTGTGCCAGATGATACAAAAACGGACGAAGAACGAGTTGCGGAAATTCTGAATAAACGAAACTTGAAACTTCCGTTTACTTGGGACAGGTTAAAAAATTTAATTCAAATCAATTATGGAACTGATTACGATATTTTGTACGATTGGTCAAATTATATGCTTGAAATTTTATGTTTTGATAATAAACTAAGGGTAGATTATTTAATCGCGGCAATTGAAAAGGCTAAACCAGCCCATCTGGCTTTTTTGTGCAGCCTTTTGCTGGACAGCACGGACGTTATTATTGATGATAAAACAATAATTATTTCCTATCTTATCCGGCGTTGCGGCACGTTTTACGGGGGAACTGATCCGATATGATTACAAAGACATTTCAAAAGTCAATTGCTGATTTTATGTTAAATAAAATATCCGTGGTTAAACTTATCGTAAACGACCAGGAGCGGGAAGCTGTCATAAAAAATAAACAGGTATTCAATAATTATATGGTTGACATATACGTTGATGTATCTGTTACGAGTTCAAGCGATATTTTGAACGGCATAAAAATCTATGACGGCAGCGGGGTTTTGCTTGCGCAGGATTTACCGAATTTAAGTTATAATGTGCAGCAGGCAACGTATTTATATCGGTTAAACGTCCTTTCGAATAAAGAAATTTTGGAGTAAGACAATGGCATACACAAAAACAGAGTGGAAAGATCAAAACGTTGAAAATCCGCGTACATATTCGGTTAGAGATAACGGAGACAGTACAGTAACATTAATAGACGCGTTCGGCACTGTTACCGAACTCGGAACGCCGGTCAATGCCGAAAATATGAATAAAATCGAAAACGGAATCGCTAACGCCGTTGATAAAGATTCAAATCAAACAATTACGGGGACAAAAGTTTTTAACGGCACTTCACCGATAAAGTTGGGAAAAGCAGGCGGCACATATACAGAGGTTCAATTTACTTCTGACGGTTCAGCTAGGCTTGGAGGTTTGCGAAACATTAGAGAGGGCAACACTGATAATATGCAGATGTATGTTGCGTCTAAAGACGGATCTTCTATTCTTGGCTCAATCCAGTTAAATAGAGATGATAATAACGGTATATTGGCAACTGCCCCGCACCCTGCCGCGTCTACCAGCAAAAGCAACCCAGCAATTATGACAGCAGGGAGAGCAGCTGACCCGACGCAGAATTTTAACCTTTTGCACCGCTCTGGAAACGAAAGTATAACCGGAGTAAAGACCGTAGAGAACAACAATCCTAATTTTGGGTTTAAAAACACTCTTGCAGATATTAGCAATAAACCATCTGCCCTTACTAACAGCACGTTATTTTTTTTAGATAAAAACGGTTTGTTTACTGGCGAGATTAGAAATGAATTTTCCACGACAGGGTATTTAGAAACAGCAATTTATACGAATTCTAAAACTAGTGGGACTCTAAAAACATCATATATAAAAGTTGTAGTTAATGATAACGGCGAAGTATATGCAACTTGTCCAACACCGC